GACGTCTGTTCAGCGTTCTGTGGAGAAGTGGGTCCCGGCCCTTTTCGGGCCGAGGCCCTCCGCGGAGCGGCCGTCCTCAAAGGACCTTGCCGCTCTCAGGAGCGTAGAGAAAGAGATCGTGGCCGTCATGCGGCCGGACCTCGACGGTGCGTCCGTGAGGGTCCCCCTTCCCTCGACCGCGGCCCGTTTGGGCCACGGCCGGAAGCAGGGTGGTGCTCTCGGAGCTTGGATTTCGGAGATCGATACCGCTTATCGGCGGCTCTCCGAGATGTCGGCCCCCCCCAGCCCGTTCGGCTCCCTCCCGGAGTCGGCGCGTGTTCCTTATATGGGGGGGTCGCCCGGGGCTCTGCCCCGCGACCCGGAACTCTTGTCCCGGCTCGTCTATCCTCAAACCGTCCTGTCCGCTTCTGATCCGGCTGGTGGCGGGGAGTTCCACCTCTCCGTTGCCGTCCCCTGGGTCCCGCTCTGGGCCCTCGTGGGCTTTCTCGAAAAGGAGCTCTCAGTGGTCCCCGTGGGCCTCCCTGAGCCCTTTAAGGTCCGCGTGATCTCAAAGTCCGCCGCCATGCCGTACTGGTCCCTTCAGGTCCTCCAGAAGGTGATCCACAAGGCCATGCAGCGGGTTCCCGAGTTCCGCCTCACCCGAGAGACCCCCGACCGGGACATCTGCTCTCTTCTTACTTCCGTCCTGGGAACCGAGAGACTACCTCTATCCTGCCGATACGTCTCTGGGGACTACACTGCCGCGACGGACAACCTCGACCCCCTCATCTCCGAGATGATCGTTGAGGAGCTGAGCCTGGCCCTCGGCCTGACTCCCAAGCTCGCCGATCTCTTTAAGCGCGCCCTGACAGGGCACGTCTATGAGGGTCCCGAGGCCCTAGGGCCGATCCCACAGAGGTGGGGTCAGCTCATGGGTTCCGTCGTCTCGTTTCCTGTCCTCTGCATCGCCAATCTGGCTATCACCACCGCCGCCCTTCGGGCGGCGGAGGGAGTGCCGGACCGGCGTCGCTCAGTTCCACCCGCGGACGTCGTCCCCTCTCACTGGGGGCGACGGATTGGCCGGTCCGGGATCCTCATCAACGGAGACGACATCGGGTTCGCCGCGGGCGAAGCCGGGGTCGCCTCCTGGAGGACCTGGACCACACGTTGCGGACTTGCTCCATCCCTCGGGAAAAACTTTGTCTCGAGAGACTTCCTCCAACTGAACTCGAAGATGTTCCGGGTTGAGCGGGTGGGCCCTTCCGTCCTTGAAGACGCTTCCTTCCTTTCGGGGTTGGAATCGTCACTCCAGGCTCGGCTGGCTCCCGCTCTCCTCGATGCACCTCACGCTTGGGTCATGATCCCGACGGCCTCCTTGGCCGTTCTCTGTCCCCCTCGCGTTGTCCAGCGTTCGGAGTTCTTTCTCTCGGGGCCCTCGTGGCAGAGGACGTTCCTATCGTCATCGGAGGGCTCGGAGGCTGACCGCCTGAACTCGATCTTTATCGAGATCTGGCGGCCTATGCTCTCCCAGCTCTACCCCGGACTGATGAATTGGTTCGTCCCCCGCGACCTCGGCGGTTTCGGTCTTCGGCCGACCCGCCCTCTGGTCATGAACGAGGCCCAACGTCGCATTGCCGCCTATCTCCGCGACGTCACCACTCCCGAGGCTCACCGCCTCCAGCGCATGAAGTGGGAACAGGTAGAGGCCACTACTACTACTCGGGCTGCCACCGACTACGTCCTTCGGCTGCTCGAGACCCAGGGCCTCATCCGTTGGGACTTCCTAGAGGGGAATTCCTCCGTCGAAACGACCGCGCTCGAACAGGCGGTCGTCCTGGCCGGTTACGGCCTTCCTATTGACGACGAAGGTACGATCACCACCCCCTCCCACCTCTCCCGGCCCCAGGCCGGCAAGAGATTTTCGTCCCGCACCGTTTCCACCCTTAAGGGTTTTGGCCCCCCCGTCCGGCCGGTCTTTGGACCGGAATGGGACGAGAGGGGCTCTGTCTTCGGGGAGGTTCCTCAGCCCGGCGGTCTTGCCGGGGGAGGTTCCTCCCCGGGAGGGTCCACTCCGCCAGCGGCGACGGCCGCGCGCGACGAAGAGGACCCTGGGCGTTCTTTAGCCGATCTGACGACGCAGCGCTGGT